ATCCAAATGGAAGGCCGTATTAATTCTATGGAGCGTACCGTTGACTATCTTCTTAATAGTTCGCGGCATGATAATGGTAGATGATCGATCCAGCATCAGCTATTGCAATAGCTACAACAGCATTCTCTGGCATTAAGAAAGCTATATCGGCTGGCAAAGAGATCAGTCAGTTAGGCAAAGACATCTCTGCTTTTGGTAAGGCAGTATCTGATTTAGACTACATGGGGAACAAAGCGAAAGACCCTCCACTGTGGAGAAAGCTTGATCCTAAGTTTGATACTTCTGCTATTGAGATATGGGCGCATCAACAGAGAGCCAAAGAGATGCGCGAGGAGTTGCGTGAATACATCTCGCTATACTATGGGCCATCTGCATGGGAAAGCATCGTTCAGATCGAAGCAGAGCAGCGCAGAATGCAGAAAGAAGCTGTGTATCGTAGGCAAGAGAAGATAGACAACCTATTAAACTGGTGTCTTGGCATTGGTATTGTTGTTTTTGGACTAGCTCTTTTTGGTGGCATTATTTATTTTATTGGTGTGCAAAGAGGTACTTGGTAATGATGTATGCATTAGTTTGGTTTCACTTTGTTCGAACAGATCATTTGCAATATTATTTGTTAGATACTTACTCTGACAAAGAGATTTGTTTAGTTGAAAGAGATAAGGCTGGAGTGTTAGTTACCTCGAATGATATGATTTTAGAATGTATTTTATTAGATGAGGGTAGTCGAGGTAAAGAGGAATAGGTTTGTTGTATATACAGATGATGGTAAATTGGTTATACAAACAAGCAGTAGTAAAATAGCAAAAAGGTTTTGTAATGGCTTCTACGATAATTGATGACTATAAAATTTTTCCTAGGTTGATGATGTTAGTAGTTACAATTCTTACTTATCAATCTGTTCATTGGTATATGTCACTCGAAGATCCTAGCAATGGACAAGCTGGGCTTGTATCTGTTTGCATGGGAGCATTGACTGGTTGTTTTGGTATCTGGATGAATAAAGAAGCTAAAACAGATAGGAGTGCATCATGATTGGAATACTTCAAAGCGTTGCTGGTTTAGCTACAACTTACATTGATAGTAAGGCAAAGGTCAAAGCTGCTGAAGCTGAAACCAAAATGAAAATCGCAACAGGTGAAATTAGTTGGGAACAAGCGGCAATTGAGGCTAGTGCTGATAGCTGGAAAGACGAGGCTTGGACTCTATGTTTTATAGCTATTGTTTTAGGATCATTTGTTCCTTGGCTTCAGCCTTATATGAAACAGGGATTTGAAAATCTTCAGGCTGCGCCGCAATGGTTTAGCTGGGCAATGTATGCTTCAATAGCTGCAAGCTTTGGTATCCGAACAATGAAAGGATTAAAGAAATGAGTTTTAAATTAGGCAAAGGAAGTTTAGCAAAACTTGAAGGTGTTGATGAACGCATGGTTGCGGCAGTTAAATATGCAATTGGTGTTAGTAAACAGGACTTTTCTTGTATTTGTGGTTTAAGAACTATTGAAGAACAGAGAGCATTAGTGGCTAAAGGTGCATCGAAAACTATGAAGTCTAAACATTTAGATGGTCATGCTGTGGATCTGATGGCTTACATCAAAGGCGTTGGTGATCGCTGGGAATTAAAGCTTTATGATGAAATAGCTGATGCAATGAAGTTAGCAGCTAAAGATCTTGGTATCCCTATTAGGTGGGGAGCCGCTTGGCACATCAATAATATCGCTGAGTATGATGGCACAATGGAAGATGCTTTGAAAGAATACTGTGACCTTCGAAGATCGCAAGGTAAACGTCCATTTATAGACGCACCTCACTTTGAATTAAGAGTTTAAGAAGCTTTAATCTTTTGCACAGTGCTGTAGCTAACGCCACAGAAAACTGCTGTTGATCTTATATCCCAGCCTTTGCCTAAGAAGTATTTAATATCTCCAATCTCTTTTTCTGAGAGTTTATCATTGCGCCAACCTCTTCCTTGAGTTCTGGATAAACCTCTGGAGGTTGAGGGCTCTGGTGCTTCGATTGTTTTTTTATTAGTTTTTAATCTTGAGTTGCAGATCTTTGCATCTGCTATCATTTTTTCAAGTTCTGTCATGTTATTTACCTTTATAATATTTTTGTGCTGCTTGTAATCTTTTGAAGTGGCTTCTTGATTTGTCTTTTCTGTGACCACAAGACTCTCCTTTTTTAGCTCCACATTTAGGGCATTCTATTTCTTGTATCATTTTTTTAGTAATAATTAACATTTAATAGCTCAAAAAAAAGACGCACCCAAAGAGGTGCGCCAAGGTGAACGAGGACAGTTAAGCAGTAAAGGCAAGTGTACGTCCTCGGAGAACTGATCCCACATTAGAATGGAATCTGATCATTTGTAAAGGCTTTGCCTTCAGATACTTTGAAACTGATAAACATTTTATCACTGTCTTTAGATTTTTTTCTCCATCCAGCTATGCGTAAATCGCTATGATCATCGAGCGGCCCAGAATAATCTGGTGCTTGCTCTTTACCTTTTTTATCATTCTCAAATAGTATGCCCATCTTTTGATATACTTCGATAGTTTTTCTGCCATCTTTAGTTACATTCTGTACGCACACAATTTTATGATCTTTAGAATTAATATCTAAGTTACCTTGCAATATAAATGTTTGCGTTGGGAATGGAGGCCATGCTCCACCTGAATTAGTATTGTCGTATTGTTCTGCCATTGATGGCCTCCTTATAATAATAGATCCTGTCGCGGATCATTGGGTGCAAATTTAATATCTATTAGTTGATAATCCTTACCGCCTGTTTTTGATTTGAAAATTTTAGAAGATGGTTTTAGATTTTCTAGTTGCTGTCGAGAGAGAGTCATACTCTTGTCTCCGTAAATGAGCCTCAGGCCGTCCGCTTTGATCGCGGCCTGATGCTCATATGTGCGTATGGAAAGGTATTCCCCCTTCCATAGCTTTGTTACTTTTTTAGTAAGCATTACCAATCACTCTTAGGTCTTTTAGCATCTTGAGCATATTTATTACCATCCATTTTACCTAAAAAGATATTAGCGTCACAGCCAATATGCGATAATGCTTTAGTCAACCCATCTGTTATTGCCATCTTGGGGGCATCTTCAGCAATGCGTCCCTTCGAAGAGTCGAAAAACTTTCGGCAGCCAGTGAAGGGGCCAAATGCATTTGCTTGCGAACCATGCCAAACAGTAACATGCGCTAGTACAGCCATGTCTCCGTTGCTCATAGTAACTGTTTCCGTTGTGTTGTGCCAACCCCAACCATCACCAACAGGCCCAAACTGTTTAGTCATTTTTCTGATCTGATATTGTGGATCAATAGCTGTAAATGATCGAGCCCCAAATGAAACAGGCTTGATATATTCAGGATCTGTTTCTGCTAACTCATCCCATATTGTTAGATTTTTTAGATTACTCATTGTCGTTCTCCTTTTTGTTATTAGTAATTACAATTCTGAGTGCGCCTCTCTTGTCTCTTCTGACTGACAATTGATCACAATAAACTTCACGTTCGCTGGGCAAGACCATAGATTTGAGGTCTTTCTTTGCATTTTCAAATACTCGGTTATGTTCATAACCTTGTATATATGTAACTGCCGCATCGACGAATTGATTATCTTGTGTTGCATCTCTCATCACCATCTGATCTACTTCAATATTGTTTTGATTAATTGTTGGTACGTTGACATCTTCAGGCGGTTTGTCAGCCTCAACGTATGACCAGAAGTCAGAAACAATAGTCCACATTTTGTTGAAGTATTCATTGCTGCATTTGATGTTACGCGATTCCCACTTGCTGTTACCAAATATTACAGACAAGTATGCGCTGTCTGCATCAGCAAGCTTTGCGTACAATTGTATCTGTGGCATATACCGTTCGATAATATCATTCATTGAATTGAATGCGTTGGTGTGCTTGGCTTCAACAGGTACTAATCCATAAGCCGCATCAATCGTTCCTCGTGCTGGCACTCTGCCAATCTGTTGTTCGATCTCCCATTGATGTTTGCCAAGGTTGCATTGGTATTGTTTCTCAAACCATTTAAGGTTGAAGCGTTCAGTGAATGTGCCTAGCTGTACTGCAAGATTGTCTGACAAATCATCTGGTTTTCTTTTACCAGTTTTGATTTCCCATAGTTCTTGCCACTCACCTTGCATAATCTTGACGCAATCCGAGCCGCCAATAAATCCTCTTCGATCCATTTAGTTCTCCTTTGTATTCCCCAGATAATTAGTTTTTTTTGGGGTATTGCTTTCTTTATACTTTTGAGTTTATTGCATATACGCAATGTGTTCAAGTATATTTTTCAAAGTCTTTTTCTGTAAGGCCATGGTCTCTGATAAGTATTTCTTTGTTTTTACCTTTGAGCCAGTTCTCACCAACAACCTCACCATTCTTGATTCTGGTAGCATGAATAGCTTCGCTGTCTATGAAGTATCCTTTGCGTAATACTTCGCGCTGAAGTGTAGGCGATTGTGCAACGCGACCTACGTTTGCTTCCCATACAGCAGCATCAACTGCTGCTTTTATTTTCTTTGCCATTTTCATTCTCCATTAGTTGTTCAAATGTTTCGCCACTCATTATGATCAGCGTTTGCGGAGTTCCTCTCCGTCTTTTATAAAAGGCAATGTCTCTGCCTTCGAGGACTGCGAATGGACTAGGGAAGTTAGACTTGTCTCTGTACTTTACTTCTCCCACCAATTCGTGTCCGTTGAGTTCGAGCTTGATGTCGCCCGAATACTCTCCTCCCAAGCTGCCCGAGAGGGGTTGCCTTTTCGCTTTGATACCTTGTTCTTTGAGCCAGTTGACGAACCACTTTTCGTGGTAAGTTCCTTTGTTTTTGTTACGGTTTGCCATTTGTCTCCCTCATAACAATGTATGCAAATGAACCAGCATTTTTCGTTAGTAGCTTCATGATTTTCTTTAAGTATAGCTACAAAATAATCTACTTTATTCTGACACGACAGACAGGTTATTCGTTTGCTTTTTTTTCGTGACATCTATCTGGTACCCCAATGCATCAAGCCAGCATATCAACATAAAGCCAGAAGGTATTCGTTTGTGTCCTTCCCATTTGTGTATCAGTGAAGAGGTGCAGCCTATCTTATGAGCTAATGACTCTTGGCTTAAACCTACTTCTGACCGAGCTACGATTAACTCTTTGATTAGTTTTTCGTAGTCGCTGGGAATACTCACGACCTTGTTGTATCTGGTATAATTCTTCGATTGCATTGAAGATCCTCAATGCCGTATCATATTTTAATTCAGTTTTATTATTCTTTGTTCTCCAATATGTAGTATGAGATGCCCCTGCTTTATCAAAGGCATCTTCTAGTTTTATGTTTGCTTTGTAAGCTTTGTCACTTACCAATTGTAGATACGACTTCATGATTGCACTTATGCAACCAGATCCTCCTTGGTGTCAAGATCTTTCATATTCCAACCAAGACCACAGCAATGAGGACAAGCTACGTTTACTTTCTTGAATGTAAAGT